CTGTTATTTCTTTCAATAACTCTTGCACATATTCAGGCGGTGCTAAATATCCACCAGTTGAGTCATTACTGACTGTTAATGCTTTCTTTTCAGCAGCATCAAGACCTTCCAGTCCTTTTCTGCAATAAGTATCAAAAGCGTTTAAGTAATCATCAACTTGCTTAGATTCAAAACCTGAGTTTGGTCTTGTTACTACTGTTCGTAGTTCATCTAATTGCGACTTGATGTTCTCAGCATTGGCTTCGGCAATTGTAAGTTTTTGATTCATGCCTTCATAAGAATCCATTTTGGCTTCTAACTTAGTCATTTTCTCATCTACATACGCTGTACCTTCGCCTTTTTCTATGCTTTCTAATCTATCGTCATTTACTTTCTTAAATTCATTGAAAGTTTGACCTAAATCAGTAATAGCATTTTTTATATCTTCCGACATAATAATCTCCTAAGATTTTAAGGTTAAAGTTAAGTTCTTTATGGCATCTACCAATTCAGCACTCGTATCAACCTCTCGTTGAACAAATACGTCAGTGACTGCTTTTGCAGCCATCTTTGCTTCTGAACGAGAAAGATTAAATGCATCACGCATTCCTTTTTCCCATTCTCTTATAGAAATTTCTTGACCCTTCACTGAACGCACAAGTGCTTGTGGATTCATTGGGAAAGTAACAAGACTAACTTCCATTAAGTCTACTTCTTTGATAATACGTTTATTTGCACGCCTATCATATGAAACTTGTTCAGGGTTTACTTTGAAGCCTATTGAAAGACCATCTAATGCACCCATTTTTAATAATTCGTATGCTTCCGCACCTGCTTGCGTTTTAAGGGCTAACCTGCCTTTTACTACAAGACCATGCTCATCTTCTTTTATTTCATCAAACACGCCTATTGGCATATCAGATTTATGTTGATATAAGAGTTTTACACTTTGTGGCTTTTTGCCTTTTAGTGATTTAGCAAATGCACCAGCTTCTATAACATCATTGCCTAGGTCTTTGTTACCAAATACAGAACCATAGCCCTCAAATGTGCCATAGTTTTTATCTTCTTCTTCATCATAATAGGCTTTTATATTAGATTTAATTTCAATAAATGATTGCATATTAGATAGATTATCTTTTACATCTTCGCCTGTAAGCTCAATAAATTCTTCATGTGTTTTGCATGGCATATAAACTTTATCACCATTTTCATCGTGTGAATGTGAACCAACGCAACCAATATCTTTTGCCCTTGCATCAGCTTCTTCTTTGTTATCAAATACATCTTTTCTTATTTCTTGCTTGACTTGGTTAAGTGTTGAAAACCTATGACCAACTATAACATCTGAAGGCTCTCCTGCTTGATATACCCTAATGAGGGCAGCAGGGTTTTCTGCTGTTGCGTTAAGAGTAAAGTCAGTATCAGGAACTGCTAATTTACCACTTCTTACAATTTTAGTTATTTTTCCTCTTGCTCTACCACCACTAGAATTCCATGAAACCATGTCTCCAGTTTTTAAGGCATCTGCAGCAGCTTTATTCTGTGTAGAATTTTCTTCATAATAATCGTACTCGTTAGTACAGACAGCTGATCGTTGCTCGTAATTTATATATTCACTTGCCATAGTGTCATCTCCCATACATCTATTTAAAAATTCTTGCCTATACTCGTTGTTGTTCGGTTTTGGAATAGGCATATATTACTACATATAGTATCGCAAACATTAATCAGATACAACATCTGCCACATCTGTATATATTATTACGCATCTACAATTAATAACATTACGTGCGCCGCCTTTTGAATCTCCTGCATATCCCATTTTATTACCGCCAACAATAAAATCTTCATTCATATTAACAGTTTGTCCATTTGCAATAGAATGTGCTTGCCTTGTTCTTGCATCATTTGTAGCAACCCACTTTTTTACCATGTTAATACCTAAATTTGCTTCAACTGTTAAATGATATGAATGGTTACTATAACTAGCTGCATTATGCGTTTCTGTTCTTGCGATTAATGCTGCTCTGCTTCTGCTTATAGCTAAAAATTTTGTTTGCACTTGTTTTGCTATTTGTGGAAGTGTTAAACCATCAGCCCTTCCTGATTCTATGAGATTACTTATTCTTGTTGCCATTCTGTTACTGATGCCTGCTAATATAAGCTGCCTGCTTGCAAAGTATTCTTCTACAACACCTTCAAAGTCTTGGCTTCTGCCAAAAACAAAAGTATCAGCTTTTTTGTTATTTACATACTTATCTTCATTATTTTTATATATGGCTTGGAATACCCTTCTGTAATGAGACAATATAAGGGGTATAAAATCTTCATTGAGTGCTTGTGCGGCTATGTCAGCGTCATATATGCCAAATTCTTTGTACAAATACAACTGCACATTTACAAATTTTCTAAATAAAGTATTAAGTCTTTTATAAAATCTTTTTTCAAGATTGTTTCTTATTACTAATTGTTGCCTTGCTTCTTTTCTTGCATTAACCCTGCCCTGCCTAAAAGTTAAGAAGCTATTAGGAACTTCAATTTCAGCCATCGGCAGTAGCCTTGTCGTCTCTTTCATTTTGTATTTGATTCCAAACTTTTTTTGACCAACCAAAACCTGCATCACCACCCCACAAAGCCCATGCAATTCTTCCTGCACTAGGATAGCCTTCTGTACCTTTTTTAAATCCTTTGCCTTGTTTGTCTACTTCATGCCTACTAAAGTAACTGTACATTCTCTTAACAGTATCAGGTGAAAGGTTTTCTTTGTTAGTTAGTTGATTGGCTCTTGCAACGCCTATTTCAGTACCACCTCTTTTAAACTCTCTACGCCAATTGAGACCTCTTTGTGCTTCTGTAGCCATTGCGTCTGTAGGTTTAGTATTAATATCACTTATTGCTTTTAATATTTGTATTAATTTTTCATCAATATTTTTTTCATCTTCTTCTTCATAATCTTCTAAGTCATCATCATTAATAGGATTAGTAGGTTCTTGAACAGAAGCATCAGTCAATGGGAACATGTTAGCGGATATGTATAGCTCATCTGCGCCTTCTATAATTCCTAGACCTAATTGTTCTCTAGCTTCATTACGCGTCATTATTCCTTCTCTTACAGCGCTTGTTACATTTTCATAAGTTCTTTTTCTTCTTTCTGATAATGCAGGTATAGAGTCAATATCAAATTCTAGAGTTAATTTATCGTCAAACATTGGTATAAGCCACTCATTTAAATCAGATTGCATTTTTTTAAGATGAGGTATTATTGTTTCTTCATATAGGGCTAGTCTTGCTTCTGCTACATTGGCATAAGTTTGCGCATCAGGCACACCTACAAGCTGCGAGGGCACACCAAAACATAAAGCAATATCAGTAGCAGCCATATTTTTAAGTTGATGAAAATCCATATCCTTAGGGCTTAAACCCATTTCTTTCCAATCAAAATCTCCTTCAAGAAGCATTGGTCTACCTGCATTACCTGCGCCACTAAATCTATTATTAAGATCAGTTAATAATTGTTGTCTCTGTGATTCTGAAAGGTTTACTGCAAAGCCTGCGTCATCTTGTGGTTTAAAAATTACAGCACCACTTGGTCTTGCACCATTATCTAATAAATTAACATTATGTTTACTAGTCATATTGTGTTGGTCTACTTCTACAGCAGCAGCACTAAGAGGACTCAAACCATAATAATCATCTAATGGATTCCATAGTTTTATATGTTTAACTTCACTAAACCCATCAACTTGGTCTACTGGATAGGTAGCTTGTAATCTACCATTAACCATATACTCATATTTATCAGGTATCGGATTACCGCCACCTTTAATAGAAATTCTATCAGGTCTTAATTGATGTAATTCTTTAGGCGCACCAATATCACTACCTATTTTGAGAATATAAGCATTACCACTAAGAAGCACATAACCGAAAAGACTATTAAAAAATTCGGAATAAGATTGTAAAGGGTTAGGTCGTTTGAGTAGATTAATAAGGGGGTGCTGTTCAACAATTTGATCTCCATTTTTTATTATGAAAGGTACTGCACT